CTTGTTTTCATCGTTCGATCATAATCTTTGAAACGACGTCTTACCTCCCTCAATTCAAAGACCTCGAACGATCGATGCACACTCTTTCCAACTCCATTATCACACAAGGAGTTGGCAATTGGGTGCTCGTCGGTTGGAACGCCGCATGCGCTCTAGCCATTGCCATCATCCCCGCAATCGAAACTTGGAAAACTAGTCACTCCCTGATGGCAACCGCCCTTCTAGGTGACCAAAAATTTCATGAGCACGATCCAGTGCTCAAACCCGTCCAAATACAGGAGTATGTCAAAGCATATACCCAAGACCTCGAAGTTGGTTTCATCCTACTCGTTGATCTAGTTTACTACTCCATTTCATATCCCGCGTTCGTCCGCTTGTTCCGTTGTGGACTTTTACACGTCCCAAAGGTCCGAATCCACGAACGAGGAATTTCAATCCCGATCGAGCAAGATCTCTTCACTGAGTTTGCCCTCCCCCTCAATACTTTCATTTATCCCAATGACACCACCCTTACTGAGGAAGTTCTCTCTTTCCTCGAACATTGGTGTGTTTACAAGTCTCATTGCGTGTATAAATCTCTTGATTCTGATCTAGAATCTATTAAATACCGCGCTTGTAAATCCCGTTACGCAGCTGAATCAGTTTTCCACTTCACTTACGGAACTATCCACTATTATCGATCTGCTTCCATTGTTGGTCCACCACCCGAAATTGCCCAACATAAACATGATCGATCAGTGTTTCAATCCGTCCAAGACTCATTCTCCTCACTATCTGCCCTTACCCTCCCCGCGTTCTCTTTTGGCTCTACTGCCTTAATTATCTTCGTGGCTGGTACTCTCACCAGCTTCGTTGTTAAGTGGTTTGTTGGTCGCATCATAGCGCTCTTCAACCCAGAACCCGTTGAGGTCGTTATTACTTTCGACCATCAACTCCAATCTCAAAATAAAAAGTATGAATCTGGTCAACCCACAAAGGACGCCCGCCAGTCCTACCAGATCAATATGCCCCAAGTGCGATCCATTGCTACTCAAGGCGGCTTCACTAAATTCGTTTCCAAATCCATGGAAGCGCAACTCGCCGTCATCATGCACAATGAATTTGATGCAGTGATAGAATATACCGACCCCGAAAAATCAATCGTCCTCGTTTCTTCGAAATTCCTCATTCGTTTTTACGCTGGAACGACTTTCGGTACAAACTACCACTCGCTTCATTACGCACTCACTCATCCCCTCGTTTACTCCACCCTCATTATTTCGAAAGGAACTTACAAATCCCTCCCTATTCCTTTCGATAAAATGAAAATTGCTCGCCTGGCTCAACCAGACGATGCATTTATTCAAGATCTCGTTTTCTGCAACATCCCCCCCCGCTTTGTTAATGCACGACGAGATATCCACGATTACTTTCCCAAACGAAGTGAAATAACTGACGATTACCTCTACAACGTTAGTTTTATCACTCCAGACTACCAAGCTGAATTCGCTACCGCGTTCATTCGCCCTCTTGAATCCGGTCGCTTTGAAAAGCGTATAGTTACGTCCACTGATCTAAGAGACGGCACTCATCTCGACCTTTCCGTCGTTGATGCTGTCTCATTTCCAGGACTCTCTCACGCTGGCCAATGCAATTCGCTTTACGTCACTGACAATCCCAAAATCACAAAACCTTGGTTCGCTACCCACGACGCCGGTGACAAAATGTCCGGCCGCCAATATGCTTCTCTGCTTTTCCAAGAGCTGATCCAAATTGGCCTCCAAGGTGCTGAGCCATCTCAGCAACCCCTCTCCCATCCTCTCACTTCCGAGTCAATCGCGACTTGGTACGTGGCTGGAACCGAGCCCGAAGCACGCTTTGTCCCTAAAACTACTTTACCTGTGGCTATGTTGGATAAACCCTTTAACCATCATATAAACCACAAAAACGACATCATTCGTACCCCGTTGTTTCCGCTCGAGAAGCCTACTAAGAGCCCAGCTTCACAATCTGTTCAGGCATTTGCCAACATCATTGAAAAGCTAAACTCTCCCGACTTCCGAGTCATCAACCCCATGTATGACATCGTTGCCTTAAAGTACCAGCGTCGCTTGCTCAAGATGGTTCCAGTTACCCCGATCCACCTGAGCTTGGACCAAGTCCTTAACGGCCCCAAATCCTCCCTCCAATCCCATCCTATGCGCCGCCTCACCTCCGCTGGTTTCTTAAAGCCTCTCTGCTTAGGAAAACCAGGAAAAGCTGCGCTTATCTCCGAAGACCCGCATGGTCTTAAAACCCCAACTCCTCTCCTCACCACAATACTCGAAAACTTCTCTAAAGAAGTTGATGCTGGCGTTCCCGCCTCTGTCGAACAGATCAACATCAAGATCGAATTGCGTACTAACGACCGCGTCGAAGCTGAAAACTCCCGTGGTTACTTTGCAAACGATCCTCGAGCACATATCACGTGTTCTCAGGAATTTGGCGCATTCTTTGCTGCCATGCAGGCCAACCCCCTCCTCTCCCGCTGCGTTATAGGCATTGAACCAGGATCCTCTTCCTGGGGCAAGCTTATTGGTTCCCTTCGTTCCAACGGTTATAATCTCGTTCAGGCTGACATTAAAGCCAACGACATACGCGCCCATCGTTATTCCATACTTAAGGTCTTCTCCCTCATCGAAGCCTGGTATCAGAAATACGATACGCGTGACCCCATCACGAAGGCGTACCACACCAAACGCCGCTACCACCTCACTCTCTCCGCCGTCTCCCGCTTGATTCAAGTGGGTTCATTGGTCTTTCAAAACGACCATGGTGTTGGATCTGGCCGCGATAACACATCGCACATTGTTAGTCTGCTCCGTCATATTGACAGCATGGCAATCAATGCCCGCCTACTTTTCCAACACTATCCCGAGAGCGCGACCGAAATTCTCAATAATGACGATCTGCTCTACTAAATGTTCCCCTCGATTCACTACGGTGATGAC